TTTCTTTTATTGACTAAAAAATATTAGTTTACAAAAAAAGATTTGTAAAGTAGAAAAAATTACTGCAACAAAAAAACAGGAGATAGCGGTGAAATTTACAGATGCACTTCAAAACGTAATGGATATTCAACAAAGAGTAATGTTTCCTCACCAAGCTAAGAAGAGCTCAATCGAGGCAGCTTTATCTGTTCATCCTAAGCTGACTGAGAAGGCAATCGAAGTTCTCGAATACGCTTATGATATGGGCTATCAAGGCTTTACAGACATTGATCTAAGCAGACAGTTCGATTGTCAGACAAGCACCTATCGGAGTGTTAGATCGCGGCTCGAAGATTTGCATTTAATTGCGATGACAAATCGGACAGTAAGATATCCAGAGCGAGGCAATAACTGCTTTCATACCGTGTTTATTCATAAGGACTTTGTACGATGAAAATTGAAATTAAATCTGTTCGCGAACTTATCCAGCATCTCGGAAGCCAAACGGCTGTTGCTAAGAAAATTGGATTAACACAAGGTGCGGTTTCGCAGTGGGCGGTCACTGGTCGCATCATGCCAAAGCATTGGAAAGCAGTCATAAAGATTGCCGGAGAACTTGGCTTTGAACTTACGGCTGAAGATTTGATGCAAATCATGTTGCGTGAGCATCGCAATCGTGGTGTTATCTAATCGTTCCTCCCAAGGATGAGTGCCACTAGGTCTGTACGCTTAGTGGCACTTTCCATCAGGTGATCAATGAAATTTTGGGTTTACTATCCACCATCAGCTAACCGACTATATCGAGCGGTTCCTAATCGTGGAGTAATCAAATCAGCAGAATATCGGCAATACCTTCTCGAAAACACTTGGTTGATCAAAACACAAAAGGATAAGGGGCATCCGATCAAAGGTGCTTATGAAATTCACTACTCAATACAAAGACCAGACAAAAGAAAAAGAGACATAGACAATCTTCTCAAGCCGTTGAATGATCTAATCGTAGATGCAGGGTGCGTAGAGGATGATAGTTTATGTCAAAAAATAACCGCAGAATGGAATGGAACAGGTAATGCAATTACAGTTACAATCACAGAATTCACTAGCTTATCAGATTCATCTGGAAGCTAAGGCAAGAAAAGCACGAATCCTCGCTGCCTCACAGGACAACAACAGACTTGAGAAGCCAACTCCACAGGCTATCGTTGTTGTTAATATAAAGACGCCAGAGGAGAAGCTAGAGCAACGCATCAGGGACATTCTGATGATTGCAACGCTACCACCTACCGACGATCAAGAACAGGCGTTCTGGAAGTCTGCAAAGCCTTACATTGATGGTTGCGTTGTCCCACCAATACCAAAGCGGATCATTGCTGAGTGCCTGATAAAGCATCGGATCAAATACATTCATGTTGCATCTGCACGTCGATGGCCTGAACTGGTCACTTGTCGTCAAGAGATTTGCTATCGGCTGCGAGAAGAAACATTATTCAGCTTGCCACAGATCGGAAAGTTGCTTGGCGGTCGGGATCATACGACTGTGTTGTTTGCTTATCGGCGGCATAAGGAAATTGTTTTCGGTGGGCCAAAGCCGAATAAGAATAAAAAACATAAACAATCAAAATTGGAGACAGTGATTTGATAAGTGTCAATGAAATACAATCTTGGGAGTGCGAACAATGGGTATTGCACAAACATTACGCCAAACGGTTGCCTCCGATATCTTACGCATACGGTTTGTTTGATGATAAAGAATTGATCGGAGTTGTAACTTATGGGTCGCCACCATCCAGGCAATTATGTTTGGGAATATGCGGTCTTGAATATGTTGATATGGTTCTTGAATTAAACAGGTTGGTGTTAGCAGATAATGAAAAGAACTATGCAAGCATTTTAGTAGGAAGATCACTAAGATTGCTTCCAAAACCTCATATTGTTGTGTCATTTGCTGATACTGGCCATGGTCATGTGGGATACGTTTATCAGGCTACAAATTGGCTTTATACTGGACTTAGCATGAAACGTAATGATCGAGTTTCTATTGGAGATCATCGGCATCCAAGGACGTGTTTTGATCCAAATGGAACATTAGTAGAGAGGAGCAGAAAGCATCGATATGTATTTTTTGTTGGAAATAAAAAACAAGTGAAACAGTTAAATTCAGCGTTAAAATATCCACTTATGCCATATCCAAAAGGTGACAGCACACGTTATGATTCATCGGGAGAAATTGAAACTCAGATGATACTATTTTAGTTTTGCAAATAAAAATGAGACAATAAATTCCGTTTCTGTCATTCAAGAAAATAGAGTAATCTAAATGTTGAAGCCGCCCAGCTACCAACCGGACGGCTTCTTTTGACCACCGTATGCAGCGATGGTCGATAGGCAGTTCATATATACTGCCAGTCGATCTCTGCCACAAGACAGGAGAGACGACGATGCAATGGTTTCGATTTTATAACGAAGCATTAGACGATCCTAAAATCCAAAAACTAGATGGTGAAACGTTCAAGGCGTGGATCAATTTACTATGCCTCTGTGCGAGGAATGACGGGCTGCCTCATTCAGTCAACGACATAGCATTTGCACTGCGTTTAGACTTTCACGGTTGCTCCACGGTGCTCTCACGGTTGGCTGACGCTGGTCTACTCGATAGGCTCAACGGTGGTGCTCACGGTATGCACTACGGTGTACATGGTTGGGAAAAAAGACAATATAAATCAGATACTTCTACTGACAGAGTGAAACGTTTCAGGAAACGTTCCAGTAACGTTGATGAAACGGTCATTGAAACAGCCCCAGAGACAGATACAGATACAGATACAGATAAGAGTAATAACTATAAGCGAACTGCACTCGCTATGCGATTGCCAGACGATTGGAATCCATCAAATGAGGATATCGAATTTGCAAATCAAACAGGTGTTGATTGGATCAAGAACGCTGAGATATTCCGAGACTACTGGGTAGCACAGCCGGGCGTTAAAGGGCGAAAAGCAAACTGGTCAGCAACATGGCGAAACTGGATCAGAAGGGCATCCGAGCAGAAGGTTAGGCCATCGCAGAGCAAAGAAACTGCAATCGAGATGGGACGTAGATTAATCATGGAGTTTGAAAATGACGAACAGAATACAAGCATTACAGGCAGTATCGCTAATGTTATCAGCCTTCCACGACAACAAGGCTGATCGTGAACTGTTTACAAAGTTGGCGGCTACAGGTCTTGAGGATTACTCGGTTGCCGCTCTCAAGGCTATGTGCTGCCCAAAGCGAGGATTGATTGCGACATCGAAGTTCATGCCGTCGATTGCGGAGATGAGGCAGTTCTGCAAGACCTATGTTGATCAGACATTAATTGCTATGCCGAGAAAAGTAGAGCAGCCAACCGAGATGACTGAGGAGCAAAGGCAACGAATGCTAGATAAATTCCAGAAATTATCGTATTCTCTGGGTACAACGAATGAAAGGAATGGCAAATGAACAACGACAATCGCGGCTCGATCAGCAAGAACAAACGTAAAGAGCAAGATAAGCATCCAGACTATCGCGGCTCGGCTACCATCGAAGGCAAGCAATATTGGATTTCAGCTTGGATCAAGCAGAAGGATGGCGAATCATTTTTATCCATGAACTATCAAGTCAAAGAAGAACAGGCATCTAAGCCACAACAAGCAAAATCGAAGTCAAGCAATGATGACGACGATATGCCATTTTAAGGATCATACTGTGCCATATATTAACTCAGGCCATCTCAATATCAACGAGAACAAGATTCAAGCAAAATATCCAGATTACCGAGGAACGGTCAATGTTGATGGCATAGCTTACTGGATCAGCGGCTGGTGGAAGACAGGCAAGGACGGCAAACCATTCCTGTCTATTGCATTGAGAGAGAAGGACGAACAGATCGATGATGATGGTACTGTTTACCATCGCAGCGACGAATTTGATTTAACTTGAAGGTAAGAGCGTGTTTTAGAAATTTTGAAATTTTGGAATTTTTTTCCGCTTCAGAAGGGTAAGAGCGACTTTTAGAAATTTTGAGATTTTGAAAGTTTCTCGCCCGTTCAGGAGGGTAAGAGCGTCTTTTAGAAATTGCGACATTTTGGCGTTTTCCCCGATTTTGAGAGATTTTTTTGCCGCATTGCACAATTTGTTGCCGTGCATATATTGCGTCGCAACATAATCATCCTGCAAAATGTGAATGAATCCACGAATTGACACAAATGACCCAAAATGGGTTTACCATGATTTTTTGAGACACGAAACAATTTTTTTTTGTTTTTTTCGTGCTATTGATAATTCACGGAAACAAAAACAGAAAAGAATCAAAATGCGACTCACAAAATCAAAACTCATCGCGCTTATAAAAAACGATAAGCGAATAGATCAAGAAATTGATTATGATGAACCAGGTAAAGCGATTGTCTATCTTAATGAGGGTTGGACATGGGAAGCGAATGACGGGAACCGCTCAGTAGAGGGTTTCATTTTGCCAAACAATCAATGGGAAGAAGCCGATAGCGTAGAATATGTCAAAGAACGGATTAAATACATTGAAGCAATAGTTGAATAAGCAAAGGGTGAAGAAAATGACACGTTTAGAAAAGCTAGGATTTGTGGCAAGGCAAGCGGAATTGGCATTTGATGCGGCTTGTAGTGTCCATTATTGTGATGCGCGTTACGGATATTATAAGGCGGATGAGCGTGGCGACGCTATTCCCGAAGGATTGCACGCAAAATGCGACGAATATCTAAGCGCGTGCCATGCGTACTATTTAGAACGAGACGGGAAAAACGGCTTTTTAGGTCGATTCGCCGCGTAACAATCAACTAGCAAATAGGGAATAAGACAATGACAAACGAGACATACAACGGTTGGACTAATTACGCTACATGGCGTGTCAATCTTGAAATCTTTGACGGTCAAACCCCTAAAGATTTAGGCATTGAAAAAATGCACGGATATGACGCGGGACAATGCCTTAAAAGTTATGCCGAAGAGGTATTACAGCAAGATTGTTGGACGATTGACGGGGATCATGGCAAAGGCCTTGCCCTCGACTATGCATTGTCCTTCATTTCCGAAGTCGATTGGTACAGTATCGCCAAGCATCTTTTAGAAGAGTATCAGGAAGAAGAAGAGGAAGCGGCATGATTAGGAACATTCTTGAAGATATCTTTGAACTAGCCTGCTTAGGCTCTTTTGTGACCGCTCTAATCTTATGGGTGATGTGATGAGCAACGAGAAAACTTATTATAAAATCGAACAATCCATTACAACAATATGCCGCGCAAACGGCCTTCCAGATAAATTTGCTAATGGCCTTGCATCGGTATTTTACGACGGTGTCCGCATTGCTAATGGCAATGGGTTTTATTGGTTAGAAGGTGAAGGATATCATGATTCTTTTTATGAAGCCGCGATAAAAGGTATGAAGCATACTCTATATGCGGAAAGACGTGAGCAAGACGTGCGCGAGTTTTTTGACAAGTTTTTTGACACGTCAAAGGAATTGCCATGACCGATAAATTCATCCTCGCAATCGGAAGACGCACGCTATTACGGTATCACTCGTGGCAATTCGGCCTTGCTGCCGCGTTGCGCTTATCGGTTCAAGATAAGCGGAAGGTGTTCCATTGGAGATTTAATCGCAAGCGAGACGCCATCGCACGCATGAACACAATAGAGCAAGCGAGCGCGTATCAAGCGGTACGACTTAAAAAGGCCATGTCATTTGATACGCGCTTGATGTGACACATAACAAAACGAATTGAATTTAGTCCCGCTTTATCGCGGGATTTTTTTTGTTTCATCGCATAGCAAGGTGAATGCATGAATGAATGATAATGACTAAACCATGACCATGACCATGACCGCCCGATCAATGTAATGTTATAACATTTCATATTAATTCACGTCAAAAAATGTGTTGACGTTAGGTAAACGTAGGTTCTTCTGTGGAATTTGCTAGGGGGTAACGCGCGACCACAAATGATTTCTAGTGACAGAATATTCTGCTCTGATAAACTATCTGCGGAGAAACCTTCATGCAAATCACCTTAAAGTCGAATTTTATTCAGTTTGCAGAACGGATTGGGGCCGCTCGAAGGCAGGTTCCTTTTGCGGTTGCCAACACTTTAACTGATATAGCGTTCATGGCTAGGACGGAAATTGTTGAGAAAACCTATCCAAGATCGTTTCAAGTCAAAAACAAACGGTTTGCTGGCGTTGTGTTTAGGGTAGACAAGGCTAACAAACGAACATTGACGGCATCTATCTATGATCGGATTGCACGGGCTGGTGGCAAGGGTTCAGCGTATCTTGCTCGGCATGAATCTGGTGGAACCAAGACATCTCAGTCCAGCACCAATGTTGCAATCCCCGGTCGAAAAGTAAAACAGTTCATTCGTGGTGCAAGTGGTCAGGTTAAAAACTCATATCGTCCAAGCACGTTACTCGGAAAGCCAAACTTCTGGAAAGGTCGTCTGAAAAAAACTGGCAATGAAGCAATCTTTGGTCGTGAGTTGAATGTAAAAACTGGAAAGGCTATGAGGGGCGTCAAGGGAGAGGTGAAGGTTTATTATATCTTGAAGCCTCAAGCGCATATCAAAAAGAGTTTCCCATATTACGATGCAATTAAAAAAGTGGCTCATCAAAACTTGCAACGCTCTTTCACAAAGAACTTAGCCAAAGCTATGGCAACGAGGAAATGATGTTAGAAGAAATTGAACGTGCTAAGTACGAACGCATCTGGTCTTTTGATGAATATCGTCAGTTCTCGCCGGGGCAGGAAGCGGCAGTTTCCGCTCACAAACTGTTTGCTCCTGATCGAACCAAGACGTTGCTCGATCTCGGATGCGGCACTGGTCGAGGTGGTGAGGTGTTTGCCAATCTTGGATACGATGTTCAGCTAGTTGATTTTGTGCCTACGGCTGTTGAGGTGACAAACCTTCCATTTATCGAATCCTGCTTATGGTCATTGCCGGATGATCTCCACGCTGATCTAGGGTTCTGCTGTGATGTTATGGAACACATACCATCAAGCATGATCGAGAAAACCTTAGACGAGATTCATCGTGTTGTCGGAGAGAAGGTGTTTTTCCAGATTGCACTGCAACCAGATTCGTGCGGATTGCTCATCGGAGAGAAACTTCACCTGACTTTGCTGACTGCGGATGCTTGGATAGAGACTTTAACTAGGCGGTGGGACTCAATTTTCC